CGACCGTCAGCAGCAGATGCTGAACGAGTTGGACACATTGGAGCTTCGTCACGCCCAGGCAACAATCCCCGTCACGCTTTTCCATGCAGGGATGGTAGATAATCCCACGGCTTTCGCGAACAATCTGATGGAAGCGACCTCTCCAGGCGATGCTGTTGCGTTGAATGCGCGTCCTGGGGTTGGGATTGGAGATGTAGTTGCGCATACTCCGACAGCGGTGCTTTCTCCGAGTTTCGACAAGATGCGAGAGCGGTTAATCCGTTCAATCGAGTTTGCGCTTGGTCTGCCGCAATACGCCCGTGGCGTCGTCGGTGTGGCAGATGTGGCTACGGAAGTGGCGTTGGCAGACCAAGCCATTCGAACTCGGAATGGCCGAAGGTTACAAGCCATCCAATCATTATTGGAGTGGGCAGCGAAGGCGACCGTGGGGCTTTATGAAGAGTTCCTACCTTCCGATTCACAGCTTCCGATTCGCCTTACGGGTCGGCGCGAGTCGCTGATGGTGACCCGAAGCAGCCTTGCAGCACGCCACCCAGGCAAGAAATACGCACAAGAGCCGATGGATTACGACTATGAAGTCGTACCATTCTCTCCCACGGAAAACAGCCGAGTGATTCAGTTGAAGAACTTGAGTCAGGTACTCGACCTCTTCTTACAGAGTCCCGATGTAGATAAGCGAGCGCTTATGGAGATGCTCACCGACCTCCTTAACCTTGATGCGAGCCTGCTTCGAGACGAGGAAGAGGTAGCAGCAGAACAGCAAGCGATGGCCGCAGCGGCAGCGCCCCCAGCAGGAGGCGCACCTATGGGAGCACCACCACCTGGGCCAGAAGGGGTCGCAGGTCCCGGCGGCGTTATTCCAGGAGCCCCCACAGTCCCCATTCCGCCTCTCCCCGTTGGCGGCCCAGGAGTAGGATAAGATGGCAACATTATCAGAGCGGAAAGCAGAGTTGCGTAAGCTTTATGCAATAAGAGATCATAAACGGAAGTTGGGCCAACCTACGGACGACATCGATAGTCAGATCATTGCAGCGAGACGTGCTTGGAATGTCACAGAGCCGCATCCCAGCGATGGCGATGCGGTTATAACGAGGGAGCAGATGGTTGGGATGCCTGCTTCGCCGACCTCTATGCGTAGTCCAGTAACTCTCGGGCCAGCAGAGGCGGTAGAAAAGGGCGAGAAGGGGCCGAGAAGAGTCGCAGAAGAGAGGCTACAGGCCGCCCAAGCTGCTTATGACGCAAACCGAACATCGAAGAAAGTTGAAGATGAGCTTAAAACTGCTAAAAGAAGCTACGACGCCCTTCTGGGCAGAAGGATCGAGGGTGTGGGGGGCCGCTTTGGTCAAGCAACGCCTCCAAAAGACTTTAAGGGGAAAGTCGGCGATGCTCCCGAAGATCTCTCGGCTGAAGAAGCAGAGATTGCCGACATTGTGGGATCTCGTAAGATTGGTGAGACAGGCATTGTCAAGGCAGGCTCAAGCGCGATCACCCCGAGACCTTCGATAGAAGCGCAAAGGGGGCTGGACAGGGCTGCTGCTTTGCAAGAGCAGATTGCTCAAAGAGAGCGGGAGCAAGAGGCTTTCGCTGCCCAGCAAGGGGGTGCCCCGGCACCCGGTGACCCCGGAGAGGATACACTCCAAGATGTACTCCGGCAGGGCGGGTTTAGGGGCGACGGAGGAGAAATCTTCGAGGGAGGGGAGCCGCCTAAACAGCGGTTCTACCGCCACCTACCTCCCCAGGTAGCAGTTGAGCCCACTCTTGGGCCAGCACCAGCACCAGCACCAAAAGAAGAGCCAACAGTCCGCGAACAAACACAGGGCGCGGCAAAGAATGCGCTTAATAATGCAGCAAAATCCAGGACTGGCTCACAGCTAACCACCGCCGGGTTTGCGGTAGGAGATTTTATCTAATGCCTATTTACAGTATCGATTGTCCTGAATGTGGAGTCATCGAAGACTTCCTTTCTTTTGAAATCACCGACAGCACGCACCCTTGCCCAGACTGCGGGACAACCTCTCCGAAGCTTGCGTCTGCTTGTGTGACAGTGGGGCCGATGCCCTCAAAGCCAATCCAGTCAAACAGTGCTGGCATTTCCATCGAAAGCAACTCGCAACTTCGGGCATATAAAGAGCAGAACCCGAATGCGAACTTCGTAGATACTTCTTCTGCGTATTGGAAGCAGAAGAAAGAACGTCTTGCGGAACGCCGAGAGACTTCGATCAAGAAGCAAGGCTATAAAGATTTCCAAGAATATAAGACCGAAAAACGAAAGGAAGTCGGTCGTACTCCCGTTACTCCCAAAATCCAAGTTGGAGGCTGAAATGGCCGAACTCCCCCCTCCCGAAGAACTCGAACAGATGAGCATGGAAGAGCTTGACGCTCTTGCAGCACAAGTAGCCGGAGGAGCACCTCTTCCTGGGCCAATGGATCCTGCAATGGCAGAGCCGATGCCTGAAGCTCCGATGGAAGAAGCTCCGATGGAAGAGCTTCCTGGTACGGAAGCGCCCCCGATGACGGGTGTTGAGGAAGCGCTTGCAGGTATCCTTTCTGCAACAGCGGATGCTTCAACGGTTGTACAGCAGCTTCGTGAAGCTGGTTTTAAGATTGTTCCGGCAGACGGACCTTCGGACGACCAGATGGAGGCCATGACTCCTGAAGCGGAAGAAGAGGCTTCGGCAGCGGCTGAACTGGTTGATGGTGCTGAAGAGGTAGGAGATGCCGCTGAAGAAGAGGACGATGAGAAACCCAAAAACATGAAAGAGCGTCGTCAGCGTGCGGCGCGCAATGCGCTTGAAAAAGGCGCGTAGGAGCCACAGATGAGTGAAGTTGCCACAACTGAAACCACTTCCACTGAAGATGACGCACCAGTAGAAGTTTCCTCCGAATCCAGTTCGGGGGGAGCTTCTTCTGACGCATCTGCGGGCGCACCGGAAACCTCGGCGGACGCCTCTACAAACGGGTCGGATAGTTTCGACTTCTCTGGTTGGGACGGTGCGGAAGAGTCTTTGCCGGATTCATACCGTCCCGTCTATACGAACATTAACGAGCGGCTGAATACTGGCGTTAATGATCTGCGTGAAGGCTTACGCCGCGACCGCGAGATTTACCAGGCACTTCTTGATGGAGAGGATGTAGCGGGTAAGCAAGCAGAAGAGCTAAAAACCCTACGCGCCGAGTTGGAGGGCTTACAGACAAACTCTTCTTCCTGGGCAGAAGAGAAGACGGGATTTGAATCCCAGATTTCGGAGTTAAGCGGTAAGCTCAACCAGCTTCAGGATGCCGAACAGGCTGCTGTAGACGAGTGGGCGCGCGGATTCCAACAGCAGCATGAACAGATTCTATCGGATGAGAAAGTAAAAGCCGATTTTGTTGCGATGTTGGAAGCGGGGGTTGATCCCGAAGTTGGGATCGAGCTTATTCAAGTGCCGGAAGCCATATCTAATAAGGCTTTACAGTACATGAGTGACGGTGTTCCCGGTAGTTATGCACTGCGGCTGGCAAAAAACGAAGCACAAGAAGCAGAAATAGTTGAGCCTCGGCCAGCAGCACAGTTGACCGCAGGAGCCACCCCCGCTACAGTTCCAAATAGTTCGGAGAAATCTATTACTTCGAACACTTTTTCCATTAGGGATGTTCGTCGTTTGGCGGCAACCCGAGCTTATAAAAAGCGTACTGGATAACTTCCACAGCCAAGTGAGGAGATAACTCATGGCCATTTCCCCCGAAGTGCTGAATGATGCGCTTCAGGAGCTTGCTCCGACGTATTCCAACCTGTTCGAACGTTTCTCTCCCGTTCTTCAAAAGATCGTGGACAAGGGAAACATCGAGCGTAATCGCGTTCGCGGTCCTTTTAAGGAGTTCCGTGTTGTCACTGACGGTCCAGGTGATGTCACCCAGATCATAGACGGTGGCGAGATTCTCGCTTCTACGCGCAAGGACATTACGGCCAAGGGCAGCACCTATGGTGCGCGCTTGATCTACAGTTTCCTTGTTCCGGACAAGGATATGGCGGAAGCAACCGGACCTGCTGATGTCGAGCACATCATTAAGCAGTACCCGGAAGCGGGGTTGATGGACTTCCACCAACGTATCGCCAAGCAGCTTATGAACGGTAACGGAACCAACGTTGGTGGTTTCCTTACGTTCAACGGCGACACGACTTACGCCTCGCAAGACGGTACGAACCGTGCCGGTGCTTTCGAGTTTGACACTGAAGCATCTCAAACCGATGCAGTTTTTGGTCTTACCAAGAACACGGTTTCGGGATGGTTCAACGGCTACCGTGACATCTCTTCGATGGCTTCGGATGGTATTTCCAAGCTTCGCCAGGCATACTTCGGCGCTTCCCGTCGCGGCAAGATGAGCGGTCCGGTTGACCTTCTTCTCGCTGACGAACTCTCCTACACCAACTACATCGACCTTCTGGATGATCGCATCATCGTCGAAGATTCGGTGAAGGGTGAAGGCGGAGCGGAAGACTTGAAGCAGGGAATCAAGTTCCTCGCTGCAACGATGTTCCTCGAAGAGTTCCTTGAGCCGACTGATACGGCTGTCTTCAGTGCAGCAGCACAAGACGGTGTGATCTACGGATTGAAGACCTCGACGTGGCACGCTTACACCCTGGGCTCGGATGCCAAGATGGAAACGACTGGCGACTTCGCCATTCGTGGCCCGCTTCGTCGTCCCGACATGGATGCTCACCAGTTCGAGTACGTCCTTTACATGGGTATGTACTGTGACATGCTTTCCGCTAACTTCGCCGTAACCGGCGGACGCATCCCGTAAGGAGTTTACAATGCCTACAAACGCTTTTCCATCAACTATTACGCAAGTAGATACCGCTGCTCGTTTCCCCCTGGGCTACGAAGTGACTGTTCCGGCTAAAGGTGCAGGCACTACGGCTGACCGGGGTGAGCAGGTTTGGATCTACGTCTTCAACGATGATGCCGCCTGGGCAGAAGGCATCGTAGTCATGCGCGATGCTACTACCGTTACTTATGATGGCGTGCTTTCGACAGCGGCTGTTCCTGCTATTAGGCTTCTCGGCGTTGCCCAACATGTTATCGCTGGTGGAAGTTACGGCTTCATTTTGAAGCGAGGAATCGGCGAAGTCCAAGCAGACGATACTGGTAACGATCAAGCAGACGATCCTTTGGTTACCCGAGGTGCAGTCGGTCGAGCAGACGTTATGGCTGCTGGTGAAGAACATTGTGTCTTTGCCTTCTCGACAGAGAACGCTGGCGCTTCAGCGGGCGATAAAATGACCTGCATGATCAACTGCCCCGGATAAAGGACGTAGCCCATGAACAGGGCTGACATTCGTCAGGCTGTCTTCGATCAAGTCGATTGGCAGCCTGACACATCCGAAACACTGTTGAGTAGGCTCAATCGATTTATCAATCGGGCCTACCAACAGTTAGCGTTAGAGGCCCCATACTTCTTCTTTGAAGATAAGGTCTCTTTTGCTACGCAGCCGGATGTAAAAAATGACAAGACTGCTGCTACAGATCTTGTTCGGACCGAAGCTGGGAATGACCAGTGGGTGCTCACGCGCCCTCGGGGCATTGCCGGTGTTGATAACTGGGCAATAGATGGAACTTGGGACGGTCGTGTAATCGAGGTCAAAGACCCTTCGGGCCAATGGCATCGGCGCATCGCGCGAGAGTTCTGGGAAGATGTTCCCTCCAACCTACTGTTTGTTTCCTTGGATCGCCCTTGGCCAAACACAGTAGACATCGACATGGAGTACCGGATTACTACTCCCCGGTATTTCCTTCCGGCTGATGTAATCCAGGTAAACTCGGTACGTCTTTGGGATCCCACGCGACGCGCTCCTCTCGCTTTGACTTATGAAGAGGTAGCGGAGCGTTACAGCCTGGACGATATTCAGGGCGCGACGAACGCTTCAGGAACTCCTGTCCGCGCATTCCGTCAGGGGCATTGGAAGATCCAAGCTCCTACGAAGGCCCCTGAAGTAGAGAAAGCCGGTCCCTGGAGCGGTTCAGATGCCGCTGGGCAGTTCGACTACTGTTTCACGTATATCTGGGGTAAGCGGGACGCAGAATACGCCTTATCAACAGGCACAAGCGAAGCGCTGTGGGAAAGCTCGCCCTCCCCGATCAGCAGTAAAATCGAAGCGGCGATAGGTTCAGCCACCTCTTCAGGCACGGGAGTGCGTCTAACGCTGCCCAATATTGATTGGATGCTGAACTTCGACCAGACGGCTACTGCTCGTAAAACGCACAGTGGTCTACGCAAACGCATTTACCGCCGTCGTTATACAGCTACAGATCAGCACACAGACAGTGAAACACCTGAAGTTTTCGAGTTTCTGGCAGAAGTCGATGGTGCCACAACACTCTACGAGGATAACGGCGCTACGCTTGCTGACATCCAGCATCGCTTACGGGCGATTCACGGGTATCACACACTGCAACTCTCCCCCCTCCCTGATGCTCGGTATGACGTAGATGTTCGTTGTGTGCGCCGTCCCCGAGCACTCGACAATGACTTTGATGTACCGAATCTCCATCCAGAAGCGATGGATATTCTAATCTACAAGATTCTCGTCCTTTTCTACGAAGCGATGGGTAACCCCGAGATGTCTGTTCGATCTCAACAGATGTATGAGGACAGGCGCACAACCCTAAACAATCGGTATGGGTCTTTACCTGATACCTTCAGGAAGCGTCTTGCGCGGGCTTCTGATAGGCTGCC